GGTTTTTAAGGAATATACAAAGGAATTGCAGACTTCAAAATCGTCTGCTATCTCGGACGAAATCATTTTGTATTTTTCCAATGCCCTTTTTTGACTTTCGTAATACAGCTGTGCCTTTTCTTTTCCGTATTTACTGATTATCCTGTCATAAATTAATCCGTGCTGAAATGTAATTTTTGCCGTAGTGGATCCGGTGATCCCTGAACAAATTTTATCAGCCTCCACCACAACACAATCGACACCCTCATTTTTCAGCATATATGCACATAGAATGCCGCATATGCCGCCTCCTATAATCAATACATCAGTTTTAATATCTTCCTGAAGCTGATTAAATTTTGATGTTTTAATATGATCATTCCATATAGATTTCACACTCTCACCTCATTGTTATTATCCCAAAACAAAACATATAAATACCTGTTTTTCATGAAATGAAGATAACCTGAAAAAACATTGTAAAACGACCTCCAAAAAGTTAGACTAAAAATCTAACAATTGGGAGGTCGGTTCAATATATAGCTTAATCTGACGTAGAAGAAAATGCAGTTATCAATACAAAACGAAAATCTTTCAAATGGGCTCAAATCCTCTTTGTAAAAGGCTTTATTTATTCAGCCAGTTGCGAATAACCATAGACATTTCTGCTCTTGTAACATTGCCGGAAGGGTTAAAACTTCCGTCAGCATTACCTTTGAAAATGCCACATGCTACAGCCCAACTCACAGCCTCTTTGTTTTCGATTGAAATGCTTGATGAATCAATAAATTTTTCAATATCGGCTCTTTTTGACATATCAAGCTTTAAAAACTTTCCACAATTATACATTGCCTGAGCAAGTGCCTCACGACTAATTGTGTTATCGGGTTTGAAAGTATTATCTTCATATGATGGAAGTACATTAACCTTATCTGCCCATTGCGCAGACTCAAACCACCACTCTGAACCGTTTGCATCAACAAATCCATTGTTTGATTGTTCTGTTGGATTTCCTGCAAGTCTGTTTAGAAGGGTCGCCGCCATTGCTCTGCTTATATTTATGTTTGGTGCAAATTCATTTTTCGAAACACCTTTCATTAAGCCATTCAAGTATGAATAATAAACGCCGCCCGAAAACCAAGTGCCTTTGTTAACATCAATAAAAATTTGATAATCCTTTGCTATTTCGTCAGTATTTTCAGCATGAATAAAATCAATTTGTGAGTTTACACCATTTTTACCGTCTTTTTCAACTATTCTCTCAAGATAATGGCTGATTGGCGTACCATCCATTCTGCACGGTCTGCTCATAAGCGTAAATTGATTTGCAATGTCACACCCCTTTACGAAGTAATTTCCTGCCGTACCCCTTGCGCCTTCACCTGCCATAAGAATTTTATACCCGGTATTATCTAAAACAATTTCATCACCCTCTGCACTTCTTTTGGAATAAGGAAATGCAACCGTTTCCGGTATCTTGCCTGTCCATCCTTCCATACACTTTACAGCCAGGTCATAGTCTTTTTTAACAACTGCCGCAAAATCCTCCGATGATTCGTTCTCCATCATACTCATACCTACCCGTTTGTCTTTATTATAAACATGCAAACCGTACGTATGCGAACAAAGGTTGATTTCACCGCTTTTTGACATTTCAACAAGTTCTTCCCATGTACAATATGGAGCAGCATTTCCATCTCTTGTTTCGCCTGAATCAAGCGCATCCCAAGTGGCATCAATCTGTGCACCGATTATATTGAAATCAGCTTTCATATTATATTTTTTAAGTAAAGGCCACGCGTTTTTATATACACCCCACGAGCCGTCATCGATTGATATAATAACTGCCTTTTGCGGAATAGTTTTTTCACCCTCCAAGTGTCGCAGCAAATCATCAGAAGTTACAGTAATATAGCCGTTGTCTTTAAGCCACATCAAATCTTCTTCAAATGCATCAGGAGATATAGAATATTCCTCGAATTCAACACCGTTTTCCATGTCTTCATCAGAAACAAAATTGTGATACATAATTACACTTACGGCAGAAATCTCTTCTGGTGAAACAATGGCTTGAATAGGTTCGGATTGCTGATTTGGCAAATTACTCTTCTCTATTTTATAATAATACGCGTTTGGATATGTTACCGTATCATCACGAAATGAACCATTACCAGAAATTCCTATGCATTCGTATTCCCCATCCTGTTTGTTGCTTCTGAGGATTTTACACTCGTACCCCTCGTCATTATCCCAAATAAGCACTACATTATTGGGATCTTGCCATATCGCTTTTTCTTCTGCATTAGCATTTACTCCACACAAGCAACTTAATATTATAAATACGAACAACAGTGATAAAATTTTTTTCATATAATCTGCCTCCATATAATTTTTACACATAATTATATAATATATTTTTCTATTTTTCAATAAGAAACATAAAAAGTGAAGGTTCTATTTTAACATAAACAAAAATTAAATATCGTAAGGATTTAAAATTCTCACCTTTATATTTTTTTAGCCTGCCGGAAATGGCAAAATAGCAAAAGACTCTGCTTTAAAGAGTTTAAATGCAAAAATAAAAGAACGATTATTGTATCAATATAACCGCTCTTATTTGGCAATTTAGAGTAAAATAGATGCAGGTTGTACCGAAGGCACTCTCGCAAGAAAGGTGGTAACGACAGCGAGCCGTCGTGAGGGTTTTTGCAACCGAACAGACGAGCCGAGTGTACCTTTTTGCGAAAAAGGAGCAGCGACGGAGCGAACGAAAAATACCCGTTCTATCGAGCGGGTATTTTGAACACAGCGAAGTCCGCTGCGACGTGGTGGAGATGAAATGTACATTCAGAGTATCACGTCCACTCTTTTAATATATTTTCAATATTTCCCTTCAACTCTGATATATCATATTTAACTGTATTATATACTATTTTCATATCAAGTGTTTTATATTTATGTGCAGCAATATCTCGAAATCCCGAAATATCCTTCCACGGAATTGAGTTATTGGTAACACGAAAATCATCAGTAAGATTTTTTACAAGCTCACCAATGTTAATTATAGTCATTCCAATTGCACGTTTTAACATCTCATTGTCTATAAACTCATCAAGCGAAGTATCACCCAATAATTGTATAGCAATTATGATCTCATCTAATATTTTCTTCAAGGTTATGTAATCTCTATGCTGCATACAAAGACACCACCTTATTTATTTCAATTATTGAATCTTCAGGAATTGGCAAAGTTATTACATCAACTGGTACATTTAAAAGTTCTTCCATTCTGTTTTTGATTTTGCAAAGCGTTAATAATGTAACCACAGCAACAGAATCAAATTCAATAAGAATATCAACATCACTTTCAGGTGTATTTTTGCCTTCTGCATAAGAACCAAAAAGCTGTATTTTTATAACAGGGTATTCACTTGCAATAATTTTAGCTACATTTGAAATCTGCTCTATGGATAACATTATAAACACCTCACTTTTTACGTCATATAAGACGTGAAAGTCGTTGGTGGAGATGAAATGTACTTTTAGAGTATCACGACCACCTATTTATTGCTATATTTATTATATCACTAAATCATCAAAAATACAATAGTTATTTTTTTATTGTGTTATTCTATGGTTTCGGTCTCTTGAAAACTATCATTTCAAAACCTTTCCGCAACCGTCCATCGTTGGGATTTTAGGACTGATTTTATGTGTTGGTGACGTCCTTCGGTTTCCGAGCATTTCACAATTTAGAGACAGAGCAAGCAAAAAGCCGTCGAGAATCCTCGACAGCTTCCAAGTTTTATGCAGTTTTTCTATCTTCCTTTTTATGTTCCGCAGAAGTTTTCAAAACAACTTCAACAGACTCTCTATACACAACAATTTCCTGTACAAACTCCCTTATGAACTTCCTGCACAGCACTAAATCATTCTTTAGCAAATATTTCTTGAATTTACGCTTAACAGTATCTACATCATCAGCAGTTATAGCAACAGGTTTATAGTTTTCCAACCTATTTAATTCTTCATCCAGACACAATCTTTTATTTTCAAGTTCAGAAATCTTATCTATAATAGCTTGTGAATCATTAGCTATCAACAAACTGTCTGTCAGTTTATTTAATGAAGCATCTACCTGAATAAGCTTATTCTTTATACTTATTATCTGATTAGAGTTACCGATAACTGCTTCTGCAATTTTCTTATTTACTGAAGACATTATAGATTTATAGTTATTATCATCAAATATTATGTCTGTCAGTAATGTCAATACATAATCATTCAAATAGTCTATGTTAACAGCCTTATTGTTACAAGTATCTTCTCTATATCCACCGCATCTATAAGTAGAATATTCTGTCTTATTTCTACCTGCACAGCTTGTATTACCTGTATATGCTCTATCGCATTCACCACATTTTATCAATCCATTTAAAAGATAGTAGCGTTTTGTATGATATCTTCCAGAAAGAGCCTTATTAAGTGCAATCTTTTCTAATACTGCAATATATGTTGATTCACTAATAATACTCGGCATACCATCCTTTAATCTTATTATATCCTTGTCATCTTTATGCTTATGAGAATTTCTTGTACCATCTGAATACTTAGGAGCGGCTTTATTATAAATATATACACCTACATATTTTTCTACATTTTCAATAATAGAACTAAATGAATTCTTGTTGAATTTATTTCCCTTCTTGGTACGATAACCACACTCATTTAATTTATCGGCAATCTGCTGATATGAATAATCACAGATGAACATATTAAAAATTATTTTCACTGCTTTACTCTCTTCTGCATTAATCACATACTTTTTATCAACTATGTCATATCCATATGGCGGTAAACCACCTGTGTGCAAACCTTTATATGCAATCTCCATTTTCCCTTTCTGAACTTCTCTGCCAAGATTTCCACTATAAAACTCATTCATAGCGGAAATCACTCCCTCCATCAGCTTCCCTTCGGGTGTGCCTTCAATCTGTTCAATAACACTTATCAGCTTAATATCATTTTTCTCTAACAGCAATTTATAAGTGACAAAATCATTGACATTTCTCGAAAATCTGTCAAGCTTATGTACTACCACCGCATAAACTCCGCCTTTCTGACAATCCGACATCATTTTCTGAAATTCAGGTCTTTTATCGGTAGTTGCTGATTGAGCTTCATCAATATATATCCCTGCGATTTTATACCCTCGCATTTTGCAGTATTGTTTTATTGCTCTAAGCTGTGCCTTAATGGACTCCTTCTTCTGCATGGTTGATGAGAATCTTGCATAAACATACACCTTCCTCACTTATTTTCTCCCCTTCGTAATTTTTTTATTATTCTGTATATTATAGATAAATGAGTCTTTAACTTTATCTTATCATTAAAATTTCCTTCTATTAGCTGAACATCCGAATTGTCATAATCTCCATTATACAAACTTTTTCTGTCAATTGTGTATCTGACAATCATAGCAATCACCTCCTTTCCTTGTCAGATTTTTTACTGATATACCTTTACAAATGCTGTCATAATTCCATTAATGCTTTTTACCTTTACATTATCAAACGACATAGAGGTTCGTTCACTAAAATCAAGGTCGAAAATTGTTGTTATGTATTTTACTAAAGCGGCATTATATACAATTCCTTTTCCTTTATTTGATACAGAATACTTATTGTCTGCTTCGTCAATGTCTGCAGCAATTATCAGAAATCCATTACCGACATCTGCTGCAAGCTTTATAAATTCAGGCTTTTTCAATGCTTCAAAAAGGCTCTTAGACAAGGTGAGTCGCTTGCCATTATCGCAGAATACCAATGATACGGATTTTATTGATTTACCCCCTTTCTTACTTGATACGTTAATAGCCTTTGCATTAGCTAAAATTTCTTGTGCTTTCATAGCACAACACTTCCTTTCGTTTTATATTTTAAATAATAATGATATTATTTAATTAACAATTAAATCATCGCTATCGTCTTTGTGTGATAAATTCAATTTGCAATAGCTTGTACAGGATAAAGGTCTATATTTCTTCAAAGAAATACTCATCACTCTTCTATTACCGTTTGATTTTGTTATAACCATATCCTGTCCTGTCTTTTTCATAAAAATCTGATTAAAATCCATCCAAAATTTATTGGTTGAAATATTGGCATACTTATTATGATTATTAGCTTTACACCAATTTATAAATGCCTGATAAATTGCACTCTTTGTTTCCCATATAGACTTATCTTCCGACACTTTGAAAAAAATGCACTCATTCCAAAATGCCTCAAACGGATTAGACATAACCATATACTGTTTTCTTAAATTCTCAATCTTTTCTGATTCTGTAAATTGAAATTCTCTGGATTTAAGTCTTTTAAGACCTCTTAAAGCTAAATTAAATATTCCCGACAACTCTTCCTTTAGCTTTTTTTCTAAATTTATATCCGCTGTTCCGTCTTTAATAGAAAACTGTTTCTCAAAAGGTATGATAATAATTCTACGAAAAAATCCGTCAGAAATATCTTTAAACTGTGGTAATGTGTTTGCACTGAATATCAATTTGCAATAAGGCTTAAAAGAAAAAACATCTTTACCCTTAAATTCTGCCGATATAGCATCACCACCAGTTATAGCTTTTATATATTGCGTATCTAAAACCCGTCCACTATAGCTTTCGTTTTCTGTTGATATATTAACTATCTTATCTAACAGAACAGATTTACTAAATCTATTTGCAAAATCTCTTATGGATACAGTTGAACAGTTATCTGAACCAACCAAGTCCATAATTATATTGCATAATACAGATTTACCATTCGCTCCTGTTCCGAAAAACAGGAAAAAACATTGTGCAGAATTTTCCTTGGTCAGCAAATACCCCAAAAGCTCCTGAATGACTTTCATTATCTCCTTGTCATTATCAAATATACTTTTCATAAATTTAATAAACTGAGGACATTTAGCTTCTGCATCATACTCTATAGGGAGCTGCACTGTACAATAATAATCAGGACTATGAGGAATAAGTTTCTTCTTTTCAACATCATACATACCATTCTTCAAACAAATCAAATTTTCGGATATATTAAATTTACCACCATAAAATGCAATTCTTTTTAAAGCAGTAAAATAATACTCTTCCGCCTTTTTATTAAACGAATTTCGATACGATGTGCGAAGAATCATCTTCGCCATAATTGCTTTTAAGCGTTCTTCTGAAATAGGCTTATATACTCCGTGGTGATACATATAATATTTACCGTTATCTGCATAAATAATATTGTGCTTCTTATGTACATACAATGCAAATAAATTACTGTCAAGATAAACACCACCATCATCAGTTTCTCTAAAGCCCATTTCTTGTTCTTTGTTTGTCATATTTTCATCTCCTTTTCTTTTAGCTGTTTTTAGTATAACGCAAGAATAGAGCATTTTGGTCGCAAATTTTCGACAATTTGACAATTCATAAAATTTATGATATTATAAAAAGAAAAATCGAGGTATTCTTTAATGACAACAACCAAATTTTCAAAGAAAGAATTATTTGAAAAATTAGATATGTTCTTAAAAGAAACTGAAAACACACGGAGTGGCGGTTTTGGCTCAACAGGTCATGATTTTGATAATGAATTAAATAATCGCATAATAGAAAAACCATTATCAAATATAAAAGATGAATTATTTAAGCATATTGACAAATATATAGCAAACGAAAAAAAGAAAAAAATAACAGAAGTAGACGTATATAAAAAGGCTCAAGTGGATAGACGTGACTATTCAAGATTTGTCAAAGATGGCACATTAACAAAAGGTAATATTATATGTTTTTGCATTGCCCTTAAATTAGATTTAAAAGAAACAAATAGATTACTTAATTTAGCAGGATTAGCATTAGGTGATACAACTTTTGACAGGATAATAATATTTTTCATTGAAAAAAAGCATTATGACATAGATGACATAAATGAAGCATTAGATAATTACAAACAAAAATTGATAGGAATTCAAAAGAATACAAAGTAGACAAATATAAAATCAAATATATATCATAATATTGAAAGCCAACAGGTAAACCATATGCCTGTTGGCTTTTAATATTATGTAGAAAGGAATTAAGGATATGAACACAAAACAAGGGTTAAGAGCTGTTTTGTATGCAAGGTTTTCCTCTGACCTTCAACGTTCGGAGAGTATTTATGCACAGATACGAGCCATGCGGAAATACTGTGAGCAAAACCGAATGATAGTTATTGATACGTATGTAGATGAGGCAAAGTCTGCAACAAGTGACAAAAGACCGTCATTTCAGAGAATGATTGAGGACAGCAAGAAACATCTTTTTGATGTTGTACTTGTTCATAAGCTGGATAGATTTTCAAGAAATCGCTATGATTCAGCAATGTATAAGAGGACATTAAAAAGCAATGGTGTAAAGGTGTTTAGTGTATTAGAAAATTTAGATGACACCCCAGAATCCATTATGCTTGAATCATTGTTGGAGGGCATGAGTGAATACTACTCTAAAAACCTCGCAAGAGAAGTGATGAAAGGGTTAAAGGAAAACGCCCTGCAATGTAAGCACACAGGAGGTCAACCGCCTTTAGGGTACTATGTTGATGAGGACAAAAGGCTGTCTGTTGATGACAGAGAGGCTGAGTCTGTTAGGCTGATATTTGACAGATTTGCAAACGGATATTCATATGATGAAATAATATCAGAACTAAATGCCAAGAATTATTACACAAAATATGGTAATACATTCAGAAGAAATTCATTATACAGCATACTGACAAATGAAAAATATTCGGGTGTTTATGTATATAATAAATCATCAAGTAAGGATATGTTTGGAAAGCGGAATACACACTTATATAAAGATGATGATGCTATAATAAGAGTCCCGAACGGCTGCCCTCAAATAGTAGATATAGATACCTTTAACAAGGTTCAGGAGCGGATTTCAGAGAATAAACACTTAACAGGCTACTATAATGCAAAGCATAAGTATCTATTCACAGGCTTACTATTCTGCGGATATTGTGGACGCAGAATGACAGGCAACAGGAGATATGGCGGACGTAATAAATCGCTGTTAGTTACATATCGTTGTATGACACACAGGGATTCCTGTATCAATAAGGAGATTAACCGATATTATTTAGAGGATGTTATACTTGATAAGATAAAGGAATATTTTTTCTATAAATCTAGGGTTAAGGCTATGTACAATAAGGTAAATACCTTTATCGAAAAAAACTCACTTGTATTACAAGATGAGATTGCAGAACTGACTAAGGAGCTGCTATCTATAAATGAAGCAAGTGCAAATATTACTACGGCTATTGAAAAGGGTGTATATATAGACGATATATTCAGCCGATTAGAAGAGCTTGAAGGAAAAAAGGAAGAATTACAATCAGAGATTGCAAAAAGAATTCAAATGCGAGATGTACGATTTACAGATGAAGATATAGACACTACTATAACTCAGTGTAAACAGCTAATAAAACAACCGACCAATCCTGCCAACAGGGATTTTATAAAAAAAGCAATTGTTAAGATTGTCGTATATAGGGATGAAGTTCTGCTTGTATTGAATACCGGATTATCTGTGAATGATGAATTTAATACAGAGATTAGATTAACACGAAAAGAAATATATGAATATGGAAAGGGATTGAAAAATGCTTGTTGAAAAGAATGTTTTAAAATCAGATTTGTCATACAGTGATGATAAATCAAGAAGATACTTACTTAAAATAGAATGGGACAAAATGAAGAAAAAAGCCTGTGTAATTATGTTTTCAGCAGGTGTAGCTAACGGCATATATTTTGACCGTACTACTGATTGTGTTATAAGAAATTTGGTTGAGTTAGACTACGGAAGTGTAGATATACTCAACCTTTTTTCATCTATAGATAGTAGCATTGAAGATGTTGCAGATGATGAGAATTTAAGACTAATAGACACATCAGCTAAAAATGCTGATATTGTAATATTTGCAGCCGGAACAGGTCATGGAACAGATAAAAGAGTACAGAAAAGGCAGAAAGATGTGCTTGCAATACTTAAACGCTATGATAAAAAGCTATATTGTATAGCTGATGCGGATGATAGAAAATTCTATCATCCGTTGTGCCCAAAGGTCAAGAAATGGAATTTGGCAAAATTTGATATCGTAGAACTTACAAAGAAAGGATATGAAAATGATTAAAATAGGTACTAAAAAGGATTTGAATAAAATTTTTCATCTTCCTATGAATGTTCAAAATGCTATCTGTGCAGATGTTGAGATTTTAGATTGTTTTTATGGCGAAAGCAGAAATGTTGATACCGACATGGGCGGTTTTGTGGTGGTGTGTGACAAGGATGAGAAACTTGATATAGTGAATTTCGACAAAAAATTTGATGCTCCTGAGTACATTCAAGAGATTTGTCCCTACACCAAAAAACTCTACATCTCAGGAACAGAGCGAAATATCATCATTTATGAACACTTATAAGATATGGACATTTACAAGGACAATGGGATTTTACATATGAAAAAAGATTTAGTAAAATATTTCCAAGAGGTGATAGCTGTGGGAGAAAACAGTTCAAAAGACATATTTAATGCAATCTATAATGATATCTCAGAGACTTTTGGCGTTGATGTGGCAATACAAATGTATCAAACATATAAGGGTATGCAGATAAGTTTCCCGACAAGATTGTTTAACCCTGACTATGTCAAAAGTCAAGTACCCATTGAATATGACGGAAAGAATATCAAACAGCTTGCTAAAAAATATGGCTATAGTGAAAAAACAATAAGAAGAATGGTAAAAGAAAGTGTATAGGTAGTTTTTATGGTTATTGGTATTATAATTTTGGTTGTTATCGGTCTGTGGTTTAATTATGTGATAATCAAAGATTGGATAGATAGATTTAAGAATAGAACACAAAAAATTTCATATCAACAAGCAGGGATTGAATACATTGGCAAAATAGAGCGTAGTTATTCTCAAATGCTGTTACAAAACGCAAAAACAACTATTGAAATAGATGGTGTTGCATATACACAGACATCTGGGGAACGTCGAGGTTACAATGTTTTCCCTGGAAAACATACTATAAGATGCTACGAGGGATATAAGGGCGAAAATATAGGTTTGGAAACTCTTAATGTCGAAATTAAGCAAGGGTATGTGTGCAAAATCAAATATGAAGCAAGTCAGCTTCCTGGCGTTCTGAGAGGACATATAAAGTACAAACTAATTCAACAATAAAATGTATGAGGTATTGAAATGAAAAGATATTACATAAACAATAATAGTATCGGCAATTTAAAAGTGTTTGATGAAGCGAATAATTGCATTGCAAAAATAAAACACTTCCCGATTAGCACAAAATATTTATTGCTAAATAATAATGAGCAATTTATTTTACGAATTGATGAAACAAACCCAGTAAAGCACATATTTTCAGTGAGCTTTGATGAAGATGCAACTTGCCCTGTACTTGAAATTGCAAAACGAAATAATTTTAACATCGGCTTTGGTATGGGACATTTTGTTATGCTCCCGATTATGACAATACCATTCGGCTCATACTTTGGTGTTAGCAAAAGAGGCGATATACTTGTGCAGAAAAATGGAAAGTGTTATGAAATAGCAGTAAACAGACAAGTAATAGCGAGAGCAGAAATTAAAAAAGGATATTTAGCCTCTATGCTGAGCAGTAAGTCAAGTCTGGATATTGTTACTAACGATAATACACTAACTATGTATGCAATAGCAATTTTTCTTATTATGGATATCAACGACTATTTTAAATAATACAAGGAGACCAACATGAAAAATATGATTAACAAAAAAATGCTTATTCAGGCTTTAATATTGGGAGTTGTTATTTGCTACTTTGTATTTGGAAATGTTTTGACTAAACTTCCAATATTCAAAGAAATAAAAAGCGAAATAGAGCTTGATACAACAAATTTGCAAATAGATATTGGGAACTACAATATCACTTCAACTCCGATAGGTATAGGAGAGTATTCTATCCAAAAGTCAAATTATGGTAATACAGCCGAGTTGCACATCAATGTCAAGAAAACAACCAATCAGCCTTGGTGCGGGGAGGCAACTCTTGAATTAGACCTTTTTGATGCTACATCGGCATTATTGGGCAAATCGGTCAGTACAAGCTCAAGCCTATTAGAAAATTATACCGATACCATTGTATTTCCTTTTGATATGAACGAAAATGGCAAAATTACATACAATCAAAAGGAAATAACAAAACTGGTTTTGTCATCCGTTACTGAAAAAGATGATTTGCACGATTTCAAAATTTCTAATTTTACCAATAAAAAGAATGTCCTTGAAAAATATATGAAAGAAAATAATATCGAAGGATTTAAGGCAGAGCTTCAAAGAGTACGTGAAGAATATAGCAGGGATGAGTTCCCAGAACAAAATCAAATCTTAGACTCATTGGAAAATCAATATCTCAACATTGAAACCTCAGACAGCACCAAACAAACCGAAAATTCGGTTACAAGCAATGCGTCCTCAACAATTAGCTACAAAAAATATCATAATGATTTTAGGCTTGCCCGAGGAGATAAAGTCTTTGTTAACGGACAAATTAAAAGCATGGAATTTAATGAGGTAGGCGGTCAGCTTACAATATCGCTACTTTTGAATAATCAATGGTATATGTTAAAGCATGGTGATGGATATGGTATGTATATGAGA